ATGGCAATCTAGGAAGACTTCAGGCGAGTGCTGCCAACATTTATTTGGAAGACTACCCACAAATCAAGCTCGGAACCTTTGTCTCTGATGGTGTTTTTACCGAGCAAATCAACCGAATCACTGGTGATGGAACCGGCACAGAAGATTTGCAGTTAACCGGAAATGGTGGCGCGAACTTCACAGTATCAAGCATGAAGTTGCCGCTGATCGTCAACACGATTCGAGCCGGAAAAGTGCTGGAAACTTACAATCCAAACGTCGGCATGTCGATCAGTCGTGATTCGTTTGGAATCAGACAAGAGCGAGACAGTGGGCTGGTGTATCGGTTGGGTGAAATTCGCAGAAGATTCAGCGGCAGCGTTCAAGTTTTGGAAAGCGAACGAGCAACAGCAACCAAAGTTTTTGCTGGGCTGAGAATGCAACCAGTGGCTGCTGAGATCCTAGGCTATCAAACGAACACCGCAGTTTTTGGTAGCTTCTTTGAGCCAGCCAGTATTGCTTATTCTTATCCTGGCAGTCAACTCTATGACTACAACTTCGAATTTGTTGAGCTTATTTAAATGAGTTTATTAAAAACAAACGAAATCCAAAACTATAACGGTTCGAGTCTCACTCTAACTGCCAGCACGGTTTCCACTTCTGCACAGCTAAACACGGGCGGAAATATCAGCGTGACGGGTTCTTTAAATGTTTCAGATGATTCGACCACTAGAACCAATTTAGGATTGGGAACGATTGCTACCCAAGATTCAGATTCAATCACAGTTACTGGTGGAACGGCAACACTAGGAGCCTTGACCGTCTCTGGTTCAGATTCAGGTGACTTGGTTAGAATTACGCAAACAGGAAGCGGAAATGCGTTAGTTGTTGAAGATTCAGCAAATCCAGATAGTACGCCTTTTGTTGTGGATGCTAGTGGGAATTTGCTGGTGGGGACTACGAGTGCTGTATCAAATCAAGGGGTTATTCAAGCTAAAACTAGTGTGACAGGTGGCCCCGGGGCGTATTCAGCAATCAACACAGGGTATAACTCAGGCAACAGTAACTGGTCGTTTGGAATGAATAGCGCCGGTGCTTTTGTCGTGTATATCAATCCAGCGGTTTCGGGCAATCTCGGAGTTTATCTTTCTGCGGGAGCGACATCTTGGACTGGCAACTCTGATGAAAGATTAAAGGACATTACTGGAAATATAGAAAACGCTATTGAATCTGTTCAATCATTAAGGGCTGTTAAATACACTCTTAAAGCAGACAACGCAGAAATCAAAACACAACGAGTTGGGTTAATCGCTCAAGATGTTCAAACGGTATTGCCTGAAATTATAGATGAAGACCAAGATGGATACTTAGGGATTCGCTACACAGAAGCTATTCCACTTTTGGTTGCGGCTATCAAAGAACAACAAGTCCTCATCGAATCCCAACAGTCTCAAATTGACGCCTTAACCGCACGAATAGAAGCTTTAGAAAACATCTAACACAGGCCGAGCAATGTCAGCAGAACCTAACACAATGATTCAATTAGTCCAAGATTTAGGTTTTGGCATGGCTTCTTTGACCTTCAGCGGGTGGTTGATCGTGTTTCTTTTAAGAGGTTTTGAAAAAGAAAGAAACATTTGGCTTACGAAGGACTCCGAAAGCGACATTCGCGTCAGCGAACTATTACGGGAAAATTCACAACTTCAACAGGCCACAACAGAAAAACTTGCGAACCTGCAAGCAGCGCAGTCTCAGCAGCTTTTAGCAGTTCATGAAAAGCTCAATACAACGCTCACCAACATGACTGTTGCCATTAGCGAACTAAGTCAAAAAATGGATAATCTAAAAAAATGAAACCGCTTCTCACAGGCTTGGCTTTGCTGCTCTCAACGTCAGCTTTCGCATTGCCTGTTGAGTACAAGACTTTGCACCTCGTTTCATGGGCTTATCAGTGTTCTTTGCGACTTGCACCGACTTATCAAATGCAAGGAATGACGAGCAATCTAGCGATGCAATCGGCTATTCAACTTTGCAGTTGTGTCATTGACCATTACCGCGAAAATCACAGATATGTAGATTTGCAACTAATGCCGTTGCCTCAACGAGAAGCGTTTGGCGAAATGTATTCGCAAGAGTGTATTGATTATCCTGAACGAGAAACCTAATGGAATTTATTGACCACTCAGAGCATTTTTCGAGGGACGAGCTGAAGTGTAAATTCACAGGTGAATGCTCTATGTCGAGTTCTTTTCTTACAAAGCTTGAAACCTTGCGGCAGCACTACGGCAAACCCATCAGACTAACTTCAGCCTATCGCTCACTAGATCACCCAGTTGAAAAAGCAAAATGGAAAGACGGGAAACCCAAAAGCACGGGTTATCATAGTCTTGGAAGAGCCGCTGATTTAGCGGTTTGGAATGCAGATGGTGCGCGACTTCTTCAGATTGCCATTCAGATGAATTTATTTGGTGGCTATGGCTTCTCATTTACCGGAAGCAATCGCTTCCTGCATTTAGATGACAGAGAAGATTTGATGATTTGGAGTTATTAAATGGAAATCTTTTTTGAATATTTCAATTCTGCTGTAGAATCCGGTGGCGTTGAGCTAATCTTGACAGCAGTAGGGTTGCCAATGGCAGCGGCTGGAGTAGGAATTTATCGAAAAGTCAGGAAGGCAAAGAAGCTGAAAGAGGCAATCACTGGCGGATAGTCAGAACCGCCACTTAACGGAGGTGTCACAAATCGGCTGGAAGTGGCTCCCCAAGCTGGACTCGAACCAGCGACCCAATGATTAACAGTCACCTGAGTTCTTTCGGCTATAGGCCAGACGAATACTGGGCTTGCGGCCTTCTGTTTTTTCCTTTGAAACAGTGTTTTGTGGCGAGTTTCCCAGTTTATTTACCAAGTCCACTTGCTGCAAATGGTCTGAATTCAGGTAACTCATGGTTGTTTGAATGCTCTCATGTCTCAATAGCATTTGAACATGCACCGGATTCGCAGACTCACCGGAAAGCAACTCAGTCGCAACCGTAGAACGAAACGAATGCAACGGTTTCGCATTCTCAACCCCACACTTCTGCAAAGCCTTTCGCATACTCTTGGTCAAATCACCTAGCGAACTATAAAGCGGCTGACCTTTGCCGTTGTCCAGCACATAACGCTCGCCTTGTATATCCTGCGCCTGAATAAAATCTTTTAAATCTTCAGCTATTGGAATGATTGCGTCTTTTCGACCTTTGACTTTCCAATCTCGAGTTGAGCGAAGTTCGATTCGGTCTGGGTAAACATTATCCCATTTTAGCGCCAGCAGCTCACCGCCACGCATTCCGGTATAGCGCAAAAACCACCAAGCCCGAAGCAGCACCAGAAACCGTCTTCGTTTGGCTTCCTGCCAACCGTCTTCTAGGTGTTGCCGCAAATCTTCGAGTTGTTGAGTAGAAAAGACAGCAGGCAGCGGTTTGGACGAGCGAACGCTTTTGACTTTAATGGCTGCCGGAATCTGACCTTGTTCCCAAGACCAGTTAAGAATCGCTCGAACTGCTCGAAGATAAGAATTACAACTGTGATCATTCAGTCCAGCCTTTCTTAAAGACAGAACGAACTTGTCAGTCAGTTGTGAGGTGTGAAGCCTTATACGATAATCACCAATGACTTTTTGATAGCGACTAAGCTGTTGCCGATACTTGCCAACCGTCCGCTCGTCACGGTTGGCTTGAACATGTGCTAGGAACAAATCCAACAGTTCTGAAAAGAACAAACCTTGTTCGTCAGTCAGCCTTTCGACTTCTCGACTCAACCGCTCTTTGAGCTTCAGAAATCGCTCAACGAGCAAAGCGTTCAACTGGTCAGGCTCTAAGCCTTCAGCCTCCACAAAACGAATCAGAACTCGACGGTATCTTTTCTTGTTAATCCACAACTGACCAACATAGGCTTTTTGCCGTTGGTCTGAGACGATTTCGTTTTTGTGGCTCAATATGTAACTTTTCGGGGGGGGGGTAACTTTTTTGTAGCAATATGTAAAAAAATATAGCGAGGTAGGTTTTTACTGGTCTTCAGTTGCTACATTGGGCTTGGTTGCCAGATGTCCGGCTGGTTGATGAATTCCGGTACTTTTGACGGAATCCATTTTTTTTTGTCTTCCTCAAGCCTCTCAATCGTTTTCTCTAGGCGTTCAATATATTTCTTTTGAATTGATATGACTTCGTCCTTTAAGCGTATGCTTTCTGGATTCATGGTCTGCGATGAAT